TCCGCCGCAAGTCAGCCTTGCGCGCGGTGGTGCTCAAGTGACCACCGTGGAAAAGAAGCCGGCCATCGACTGGGAGGCCATCGAGCGCGACTACCGCACCGGAACCCGCTCGACCCGCGAGATCGCCGCGGTGCACGGGCTTTCGCATACCGCCATCAACAAGCGCGCCAAGACCGAAGGATGGGCACGCGACCTGAGCAAGGCGATCAAGGCCAAGGCCGATGCCAAGGTTTCCAGGGCTGCGGTTTCCAAGGAAGTTTCCAAGGAAACCAAGATTCTGGAATCCGAGGTGGTGGAAGCCAACGCCCACGCCATCGCCGAGATCCGCCTGGCGCACCGGGCCGACATTCGCCGGGGCCGCGCGCTGGTGCTGCAACTGCTGACCGAGTTGGAAGGCCAGACCGCCGGGCGCGAACTGTTCGAGAACCTGGGCGAACTGATGAAGTCGCCCGACGAGAACGGGCGCGACCGCCTCAACGAGCTCTATCACAAGGTCATCGGCCTGAGCGGGCGGGTTTCCAACGTGAAGTCGCTGACGGAAGCGCTGAAGAACCTCGTTGCGCTGGAGCGCGAGGCTTGGGGCCTGGGCACCGCGGAGCCGCCGAAGGGCGACGCCTCGATGCTGAGTGACGACGAACTGGACGCCGAGTTGCATGTCCGCCTTGGTGCTGCCCGAGCGGCGTGAGGACAAGGTAGCGCTGCTGGCGCTGCTGCGCGAGAAGGAACGACGCGAGGCCCGCAAGAAGCTGTGGACCTACTTTCCCGACACCGGCCCGCTGCGCCGCGAGCTCTACCAGCAGCATCTGGAGTTCTTCCGCCTGGGCGCCACGGTGCCGACGCGGTGTTTCATGGCCGCCAACCGGGTGGGCAAGACCGAAGGTGGCGGCGGGTATGAACTGACGCTGCACCTCACCGGCCGCTACCCGGAATGGTGGGAAGGCCGGCGCTTCGATCACCCGATCGACGCCTGGGCGGCCGGCGACACCAACGAAACGGTGCGCGACATCATCCAACTCAAGCTGATGGGCCGCGAGGAAGATGGGTGGGGCACGGGCCTGATCCCCGGGTCGGACATCGCCGACACCAAGAAGCGGCCGAACAGCAACGGCGCGCTGGACTATGTGACCGTCCGGCATGTGTCCGGCGGGGTGAGCCGGCTGGGCTTCAAGTCCTTCGAGCAGGGGCGCAAGGCTTTCCAGGGCACAGAGAAGCACGTTGTCTGGCTGGACGAGGAAAGCGAAGAAGGCATTCGGTCTGAGTGCTCGATGCGCCTGATGACCACCAACGGGCTGCTGATCGAGACGTTCACCCCGCTGCGCGGCCTGACGCCGATCGTGTTGAAGTACCTGGGCGAAGACGCCCATGTGCCCGAAAGCCGGGTGGGGAGGTACGAAGACCGGGCCATGGTGATGGCCGGGTGGGACGACGTGCCCCACCTGACCGAAGCGATGAAGGCCCGGCTGCTGTCCGAGTCCGAAACGCACTTGGTCGATGCCCGCTCAAAGGGTGTGCCGAGCATCGGAAGCGGGGCGATCTACCCGGTTCCTGAAGACCAGATCACGGTCGAAGACTTCGAGATCCCGGCGCACTGGCCACGGGCCTACGGCCTGGACGTGGGGTGGAACTGCACGGCGGCGGTGTTCGGAGCGATCGACCGTGAAGCGGACATTGCCTACCTCTACAGCCTGCACTACCAAGGCCGCCAGGAGCCGAGCACGCACGTTTCAGGCATTCACGCCCGTGGGACATGGATACCCGGGGTGATCGATCCGGCCAGCCGTGGCCGGAGCCAGAAGGATGGCGAGCAACTGCTGGTCACCTACCGCGACCTTGGCCTGACGCTGGTCGAAGCGGACAACTCCCGCGAGTCGGGGCTTTTCACCGTCCACCAGCGCCTGGCGACAGGCCGGCTGAAGGTGTTCAAGAGCCTGCGCCCGTGGCTGGCCGAGTACCGGATCTACCGGCGCGACGACAAGGGCCACATCGTCAAGGAGAAGGATCACGCAATGGATGCAACCCGCTACCTCGTGGTTTCCGGCCTTGACCTGGCAACAGTGGATGTCTCCGGCATCTCGACCGGCTTCCGCGCCCGAACGCGCTACAACTGAGACACGCCCATGATCGAATCATCCGACAGCCGCGACATGGCAGCGCGCAGCGGCGGGATGTCGCTCGCCGATCTGGAGCGCAAGCTGGCCGACATGGAGAACGAGCCCGTCTGGCGCCCGTCCTCGAACAAGTGCGCCGACTACTACGACCACAAGCAATCCAGCCAGGAGCGCATCCAACGCGCCCAAGAGACTGGCGAGCCGATGAGCACCATCAACCTGATCCAACGCACCATCAACGGCGCGCTGGGCCAGGAGGCAAAGACCCGCTTGAACTGGAAGGTGTCCCCCGACTCGGACGCTTTCAGTGACGTGGCCGCCGTCTTCGGCGAGAAGCTGACAGAGGCGCAGCGCGAAGCCAAGACCGACATGGCGATCAGCGAAGCCTACTCCAGCATGTTGCGCACGGGCATCGGCTGGGTGTCCGTTGACCGCAATCCCGACCCGCTGGCTTACCCGTACCGGGTCCATGCGGTCCACCGCAACGAGGTCTGGTGGGACTGGCGCTCCAAGCTGTCCGACCTGAGCGACGCCCAATGGATGATCCGCCAGCGCTGGGCCGACCTTGAGGAAGTGCAAGTGCTTTTCCCCAAGTACCGGCACCTGCTGGACATGGGAACGCACAGCGGGCCGATCACCGATGCCATGGCGCAGAGCATCCTGACGAGCCAGGGCGATTTCGAGTCCATCCACCTGACCCGGCGCACCTTCAGCCGCACCGAGGAAGAATGGCTTGACAACAGCGTGCGCAAGCGCATCCGCCTCTACGCTGTCTACTACAAGGCGCATAAGGAAGCGATCGCGCTGGTCATGGGCACCAAGCGCGTGCCCTTCAACAAGCGCAACCCGTACCACGTCGCCCTGGTGATGCGTGGCGCGGCCAAACTCATGCGCGGCCCGAGCTACGAGATGCGCCGGGCCATGTTCTGCGGCCCGTTCCGCCTGTACGACGAAGCCCTGCCAGGCCGGCATTTCCCGTTGATCCCGTTCATTTGCTACCGGGCCGATGACGACTTCAGCCCCTATGGCCTGGTCCACGGGATGATCGAGCCGCAGGACGAGTTCAACGAGCGGCGCTCCCGCCTGCTGTGGCTGCTGAAGGCCAAGCAGGTGTTCGTGGACAACGACGCCCTCGATTCCAAGTTCAACAACTTCCTCGACCTGGCGCGCGAGGTGATGCGCCCCGATGCCCTGTTCGTGCTCAACGCCAACCGCCGCAACCCCAACGGCTTGCGTGTGGAGATGAACCCGCAGCTTGGCGCCGAGCAGGCCACTGTGATGGAGGATGCCAAGAACCTGATTCAGGACGTGCCGGGCCTGTTCTCCCCGCAGTTCGGCAGCAACAAGGTGGGTGCCGAGTCCGGCGTGGCCCTGAACACCCTGACCGATATGTCGACCGCCAGCCTGGGCGAGACGAGCGACAACTACCGCACGTCCCGCCAACTTGTTGGCGACGCCCTCATGTGCGAGATCAGCCAGGACCACAAGGAACCCGAAATGGTTGTGATGGTGGGCACTGGCCGCAAGCGCCGGCCAATCACGCTGAACTCCAAGGACGAGGCTGGCCTGCCGGTCAACTCGGTGGACGACGCGCCAATCAAGGTGGCCCTGGGCGACGTGCCGAGCACCCCGAGTTTCCGCGCCCAGCAGCAAGTTTTCCTGTCCGAAGCCATCCGCGCCGCCGGCAACAACCCGGCCGCCCAAGCGGTTCTGCTGCCCGCCCTGTTCGAGTCCAGCGATCTGGAGCACCGCGAGGTGTACGCCAAGTGGATGCGCCAGCAAGCCGGCGTGCCCGACCCCGACGACATGGCCAACGAGGACATGGAAGCCCAGCGCGAACAGGCGAAGCAGGCCGAGCAGGCGGTGATGGCCGAGGCGAACAAGCGCGCCACGGCCGCCGACATTGCGCTCAAGGAGGCCAAGGCCATCCGCGAGCAAGCCGAGGCGGCGCTGACCAAGGCCCGTGAAGCCCTGACGCAGATCCAGACGATCAAGACCGCGGCCGAAGCCGAGGCGATCGCCAACGAACCCACCGAAGACGAGCAGATCGATCGCGTCTTCGCGGAGGCGGACCAAGCCGCCTGACCCTATCTCGCCACCGGGCGCCGGCCCTGGTGGATGAGTACCTGCCGGCAAACCCGTGAGAGCCCGCCCCGAGCAATCGAAGGCGGGCTTTCGCATTTCGGCCTCACCGATACAGAGGAAAGCAGATGACCGCAACGAATAGCCAGATGCTCGAAAGGCTCGAAGGCATCACCGACTTCACCGACCCGAACGCATTCAACGCGCTCTACGAGGACGAAGCCGGGACCGCCGCCGAAGCCACCCAGGGCGACACCCCCAACACCGAAGCTCCCGCGGCTGAGGTGAAGGTGGAAAGCAGCGCGACGCCCGCCGCTGCCGAGACGAAAGCCGACGAAGCGGTGGATGGAGTCCTGACCAAGGACGGCAAGCGCGTCATTCCCTACGACGTGCTGGCTGAAGCCAGGAAGACGGCAACGACCAACGCACAGCGCGCGGCCGAGCTCGCGGAAGCCAACCGGCAACTGCAAGAGCAGATCGAAGCGCTGAAGACCGGGAAACCGGAGCCGACCACCGAAGCCCCGAAGGGCAAGTTCACCGCGGAGCGCATCGCCGCTGCGCGCGAAGACTTCCCCGAGATGGCCGACATGATGGAAGGCCAGAACGCGCTGATCGACCAACTCGCTGCGATGCGAACGGCCGAGGCCCCCGCCCCGCGCCAGGCGCAGAACGACGAGGTTTCGGCAACTCAAGCCGACATCGACAACCTGCCGCTGCTGACGCGGTGGCAGGCCAAAGGCGGCCCCGTGTGGGCCGCCGCAGTCGCGCTCGACCAGCAGTTGCAGGAAGACCCCGTGTGGAGCGCCAAGCCGCAAGGCGAACGCTTCGCCGAGGTGCAACGCCGCGTTGCCGAAGACCTGGGCATTCCGACCCCATCCGCCACCCCTGCGCCTCCTGCTGCGCAGACCAAGCCACCGGCCCCGCTCGCGGCGCCCGCCCCTTCCATCTCCGACTTCAACGGGTCATCGCCGGCTTTGCCTGGCAGTGCGCCCCTCGATGGTCTGGCGGTGGGTCAAGCGGTGGACAAAGCGATGTCCATGACGTTGGAGCAGATCCAGCGAATGGTCGGGGTCAACGTCTGACACCCTGATTCAAGAGGTTTGAAATGACCACCCAAGTCACCGACACCAGTAACTTCGCACTGGTGAAAGAGAGCGTTGCGCTCACCGCCGTTGCCATCAAGCAACCCACCGACTTGACGCCCCTGATCGGCACCGCGCCGACGCAGGCCGGCGCCGAAGCCATCATCAAGCAGCAGTCTTCGCCCGGCCTGCCGGGTGTTCTGGTCACCGACCTGAGCGCCAAGAAGACCGGCACGATGGTCACCATCGAAGCCTACGACACCCTTGGCGGCGACCCGATCATGGGCGACCAGATGCGCGAGGGCCGTGGCGAGAACGTGGACATCAGCTCGATGGACGCGAAGATCGACCTGGCATCGAAGGTCATCAACGCCGTCCCCGGCACGATGATCGACCAGCGCACCAAGATCAACCTGCGCAAGATGGCCATGGCCCAACTCATGGGCTACTTCCCGCGTCTGCTGTGGAACCGCACCCTGGTTCACCTGGCCGGCGCGCGAGGCAGTCAGGTGGGCAAGTCCTGGCACATCCAGACCGCGGCGCAGTCCGATGCGGCCACGTTCGCGTCCAAGATGATCAACACGGTGAAGGCCCCGACCTACAACCGTCACTTCGTCATCAACGGCACGGAACTGGTGCAAGGCGGCGCCCAACTGGCCAGCATCGACTCCACCGATGTCTGGTCCCTGGGCGTCATCGACGCGCTGGCCGAAGTGCTGGACTCCCTGGAGTTCAAGCTCCAGCCGGTGCGCCTGCCGGGCGACCCCGCCGCAGCCTATTCGCCGATCAAGGGCGTGCTGTACCTCGACCCGATCGCCTATTCCATGCTGAAGCGCGACACCACGAGCGGACACAACATCCGCACCTGGCAAGCGCAGGCCATGGAGCGGGCGAGCCTGATGGGGCCGAACAAGCACCCGCTGTTCATGGGCGACGTGGTGATGTGGAACGGCATCGTCATCCGGCCGATGGAACTGGCCATCGTGTTCGCGGCCGGCGCCACGACCAAGCACATCACTTCGGCCAACCGCTACACGGCGACCGAGACAGACGTGACTGTCAACGCCGGACTGACCGCAGGCTACCGCGTTTCGCGCGGCATCCTGATGGGCGCCCAAGCCTTCGCGGTGATCCAGGGCAACAACACGTCGTCGGGCACCACGGCTTCGTTCAAGGAGCGTACCTACGACTACGACTCCAAGCACGAGGCCATGGGCGAGTGGATGGGGGGCGAGTGCAAGCTGCGCTTCAACTTCCGCGATGCCGATGGCAACTTGGAGCCCACGGACCACGGCGTCATGGTGATCGACGCGGCCGTCCGCACGGTCGGCAACTGATGAATGGGGCTTTGGCCCCGTTCTTCGCAACCAACTTCACATAGGAAACCATCATGGCCACCTACAAAGGTATCCAAAGCTCGCGGGCCAAGCTCGCAACCGCTCCCTACGGCAACAACTGGAGCGACTACAACAAAGTCACGCCGTCCGCCACGCTCACGACCTCCGATGTCGTCGTGCTCATGGAGATCCCGGCCGGCGTCCGGTTGGAGACGTTCCGCTACTACAACGAGGACTTCGACACCGGCACCGCGCTGGTGTACGACATCGGCTACCGCACCAAGCTGCCGGACGGCACGCAGACCGATCTGGACTACATCTCCAACGATGTGACGATTCTGCGCGCGGCCACCACCGCATGGCAGGAGCCGGCATTCGAGGCGGTGCAGTTCAACGAGCCGGTGCAGATCGTTCTGATCGCCAGCGTTGCGCCGGCCGGCACCTCCGGCACTCCGTCCATCATCTGCCAAGCCAGCGGCACGATGGTCGGCATTGCCTGAACCGTCTCCTGACGAGAGGGTTGGCCGCAAGGCCACTTGCCCCCGGCGCTTCACGGCCCGGGGGCTTTTTCTTGGAGAAACGCACATGCGGATCACCTACATCGGCCTGAAGGCCAGCAAGACCGACAACGTGGCCGGCACGGGCCTGACCTGGGCTGCAGGCCAAGCGCATGAGGTGCCCAGCCTCGATGCCTGCGCCAAGTTGCTGCGGCACTCGGACGTGTGGGCACTGGCCGATGGCGCGGCGGTTCCCGAAGTTCCCGAAGTTCCCGAAACCCCCGA